AACCAACTGATAATGCATCTAAAAATGGAACACATGCTTTAACTGTAGCGTTAATACCATTTGGAAGTACTTTTAATTTATTAGTTTTATCAAAAGTTAAAGGCATTCTTTTATACCACTCTGGTATTGTTTTTACAGCAGGAACAGGTTGTAGTCCTACTAAATCTGTTTCTTTTGTATGTGCCCTAAATTTAATTTTTTTAACCATCATTGACCCCTTTTTAGATAGTAGTAATTAGTATACCCCATAAGGAGAAACAATACATGACGAAAGCCCGTGACCTAGCCAACCTTGCAGGTTCTGCAACAGGACTGGCAACTGATGCAGAAGTGGCGACAGCCGTGGCTGCAGCAGATTCAACACCAACAGCACTAATGACAATGGGAGCATAACAATGCCAACAACATATAAAGTACTGGGGCAGGTAGCCCCATCAGCAACAACAGCAACAACTCTATACACCGTTGGTGCAGGCAAGTCAGCAGTAGTTTCTACTATTGCAGTTGCTAACCGTGGTGGTACATCTGCTACATACCGCATTGCTATTCGCGTTGCTGGCTCTGCATTGTCAGACGAAGAATACATTGCGTATGATGCAACAGTTACAGCAAACAACAGCACATTTATTACTATAGGTGTGACTCTTGCAGCAACTGATGTAATTACTGTATACGCATCAAATGCAAACCTTTCATTTAATGCATTCGGAAGCGAGATTTCATAATGGCAACTACTAGTCTAAACCCTGGCGTTGGGCCTACTAACGCCGATATTGCAACAGCAGTTGCTGCGCCAAGCGCAGCGACAATTGCATCAGCCGTAGCAGCACCAAGTGCTGCAACTATTGCAACAGCAGTTGCTGCAGCGGTGCCTACTATCTCTGCAATTAACTCATCTGTTGCAAGCAATGCTTCTCCTTTTCCTGCTTGGACTGCTATTGCAAATGGAATTAACATTGATGGAACAACTGCTGGTACTATTTCTGGGTTAAGTTCTTATAAAGCAATAAGAATTTATTATACTTATGTTCCTAATAGCACAAGTGATATTTTTATAAGATTTAATTCTGATTCTGGAGCCAACTATCATACTGTATATAACTTTTTTGCAAATAATCAAAATCCAAATGGAGACCATAGAGCATTTTCTAGTAGGTTAGACCTTGGATACAACGCATCTGCAGGGCAACGCCACGCAGGATTTATTGAAATAGAAAATAATCAAAGTTCATCTGGTCCAAAAATTGTTAAAGGTAAAGTATTTTTTGGAAATGCTGCAACTGTTAGAGAGTTTGAAGGTTTTTATGGGTCAAATACACAAATATCAACTTTAACTTTTACTTCACCTTCTAACTTTTCAGATAGCAGAATATACGTAGTAGGAGTATAAAATGACTAAACCATTAATTACTTTTCATAACGGAGATACACAAGAAACAATTGTCCGCGAAATGAATAACGAAGAGTACGCACAATATCTTGCTGATGTCGCTGCTTGGGAAGCAAAACAAGCAGCCGAACAAGCGTAACAACACTTATCCCTGAGCATGGATTAAAACTGCTCAACTAATTTTTTTGACTTAAGGAGATATGGTGGCTGGTAGAGATATTACCGAAGGTCGTGCCGAACGGGCTATTGCCGTAGATGTGGGTGTAGTTTCATCTACTTCTGTCTGGCAAAACACTGACATAGCCTATGACATTGCTATTGGCGGACTTCCTTTTATTCTAGCCACAAACAATGAGCGTCCATACGGACGCAGAACTGCACCATTTAAGAAAGACCAGTTTGATTCTACTAACGAGCCAGGTGAGCAATCACTTACTGGTTGGTGGATTCGCTCACAAATGTCTTTTCATGGCGGTTCTGGTATTAACTTCTTTGACCCTGCAACTAATGATGAAAATGGACACTATCGATTTGCAGATAGCAAAGGCTTAAATGTTTGGACTAAGGGTGAGGTTAGCCTTCTAAAGAACTGTACTCAAGGGCATAATATGACTGGTGCTATTCGTTCTACTGGCCGTCCGTTTCAGACTATGCGTTCTATTAAGTGGAGCAATACTTCTGGCGTTTTACTTCATGATGAGTTTGATGTTGACAAGATTGACGTAACCAATCCAGGTACTCCAGTACATTTTATTGACTACAACTCTGGCACAGACTCTCCTGTCTATGCTATTTGTGATGATGGTACTACTGCATACTGGATTACCAATACTGCCACAAAGAAAACTGTATACAAAAAAGCACTGACTGGTACATCTGGTACTGCTAATACACCAATGTTTGATGAGATTGGAACAATCTCTAATGCAACTATGGAATACATTAAAGACCGCATTGTTTTATGTGCAGATAATAAAGTGTATGAGTTTGCTGCATCAGCAACTGCTATGCCAACAGCACTATACACACACCCAGTAAGTAGTCATACTTACAGCAGTATTACGGCATCAGGCCCAGCGATTTATATCGCTGGCTATAACGGCATCCAGTCTACTATCCAGAAGTTTACTCTTAACACATCAGGTTCTATGCCAACTCTTACCTCTGCTGCTGTGGCTGCCGAACTTCCAGTAGGCGAAGTAGTACACAAGATTTATTACTATCTTAAGTGGATGATGATTGGAACAAATAAAGGAATCCGAGTTGCAGACGTATCTGACCAAGATGGTTCACTTGCCTATGGTCCACTGATTGTAGAAACAACTCAACCTTGTTTTGATTTTGCAGCCCGTGACCATTATGTCTGGTGTGCTACTGGTGTAGATGGTAACCCTGGAGTTATTCGTATTGACTTATCTACTGAGATTGAACCGCTCCGATTTGCATGGGCAAATGATATTTACTATGACGGAGTAACTGACCATCAAACAACTGCTTGTGCTTTTGCAGCAGACACTAACCGACTTATGTTTTCTACTGCTTTCAATGTTACTGATGGTTATATCTATGCCGAAGATGCTACTGCGTTACGGACTACTGGCTATCTAACAACAGGTAACATCCGATACGGAACCCTTGAGCCTAAAAACTTTAAGCGTTTACTAGGCCGTGGCAATTTTAGATACGGCTCAATGACTCTTGAGACTGTAGATTCTAATGGCGCAGAGTATGACCACATCTCTTATGATGTATCAGTACCGCCAGTGGAGGTGACAACCTCCAACCCAGCAACGGCACAGGAGTATGTAGCCTATAAGTTTATTATGTATCGTGATGGTACAGATAGTTCTAAGGGTCCTGTATTCAAGGGCTATCAGGCAAAGGCAACTATTGCTACGCCACGACAAAGACTTGTCAGCCACTTTGTTTATTGCTTTGATGAAGAAACAGATAAGAATAATTCTCGTACTGGTTATTCAGGACGAGCCTATGACCGTATCGTTGCATTGGAAACAATCGAAGAGAACGGCGACATAGTTACATGGCAAGACCTGAACACTGGCGAATCTCGTCAGGTTCAGATTGAAGGAATCAACTTAACAAATACTACCCCGCCAGATAAAAACTCTACAGGTTTTGGTGGCATATTGGAGATTGTGGTGAGGACAGTATAATGACTGCAGCAAACTGGGCTGGCTTAATCGTATCTATTATTGCAATTGCATCAGCATTTGCTGGCTCGGTTCGATGGTTAGTTAAGCATTACTTGTATGAACTTAAGCCAAACTCTGGCAGTAGTCTAAAAGATTCTGTTAATAGATTGGAGCGACAAGTTGAAGAGATTTATCGCATCCTTCTTACTCGCAATAACTCTTAGTGGTTGTGGTTATCAAGGCTGGGTTCGTTATCCATGCCAAGAGTTTGAAAACTGGGAAGCCCCAGAATGTAATCCACCTCAGTGTGAGGTGACAGGTACTTGTTCCGCTGACTTATTACCAGAGGTATTTGATGAAACGCCCTGAAAGATATACGCCTGAAGAACTACACGCTAGATTGATTGTCAGTATTGGCATCATCTTAGCAATTGTATTTGCTGGCTCAGTGTTCTCTTTACTGTGGGCACTGGTATTTGTAACTCAGCCTATGAAACAAGCGCCTAATGATGCAGCCTTTATTGACCTTGTGTCTACCCTGACTGTGTTCCTTACTGGAACGCTGGCTGGTATTGTATCTGCTAACGGACTAAAGAGTAAGAAGAAGGAAGATGAATCAAAATGAAGCCTGTTGCCAAGAAAGCCACACCTGCCGCTATTGCTGTCCTTCGACAAGCCACAGCGATAGTGCCATTGCGTATGAAAGCATCGGATGGACTTCTGCCGTCCAACGCTCATTTGATGCAGAGTCCAACCAGCGACCATAACACTGGTCATGCTGTTGACTTAACGCATGACCCTAAGAATGGAATTGATTGTGCTGAAATTTTTGAAAAACTTAAAGAGGATAAGCGTGTCAAGTACCTTATCTTCAAGGGACAAATCTGGTCTAAAGAAAAATCTAAGTTGGGAAACAGACGGTACACTGGGAGTAATCCTCATAATAAGCATCTACATATTTCTATTAACTCCACTATGGGTGCCGATACTTCTCCATGGTTTTGGTGGATGAATCAACCTAAGATAGTTAATCAAGTAGTAGCAAAGGTATTGCCTGTACCTGTAAAGAAGGCATACAAAACTGAAGTTTGTACCTGCTGCAAAGTGCACGGGGCAAAGCAATAATAGGAGGAAACAATGGAACAATTTAAGCAACTCGGACTAACATGGTTCCGTGCTGCAGCATCTGCTGCGATTGCACTGTACCTTGCTGGTGAGACGGACCTTAAGACTCTTGGTGCTGCAGCCCTTGCAGGCTTCGCTGGACCACTACTTAAGTGGCTAGACCCATCTGCAACACAGTTTGGTCGCGGTTCAAAGTAACCATTTAAGGGGCCTAGCAGGCCCATAGACACAAGAAACCCCCAGAACTGGTATCTCTACCAGCACTGGGGGCTTTTTGTCATTTACGCATTGTATTTATTATATCTTCAATCTTAATAAGGTAGCCCTTACTAGGATTCGGAGGTATGTTGCAAGTAATGGCTCTTCCCCTAGCCGTTACTACTTGCTTTAGTACTTCCGTTGGCACTATGAAGGTTGCCCCCTCCAGCACGAAAGCCCAGTATGCAGCCTTAGTACTGGACAACCCTGATAGATACCAATTCTCATTGTTGTGTGACCAGCAAACTGTTTCAATGTATACATTGCCAGTTTCTTTCCATCTTAAATCTGTCTTGACTTCTACTGTAGCACCACCTGTTAGTAGTTGTTCTACTAACCCTTCTCCTTTTTGACCTACCGATAAGTCTAGGTCGAAGTCAGATAACTTTACCGTACTCATGTATCTCCCATGCTAGACCGATTGGTTTAGGTGTTATGTTTAGTTTTCTACGTAGTTGTAGTCTTGTTCTAGGTGTAGTTCCTGCCCAGTATCCTTGCACTGAATGATGCAAAGAATATTCTAGGCATTGTTGTTTTACTGGACATCCTGAACAGATTTTTTTGAGAAGGTTTGCTTCCCTATATCCTGGCTCATCATCTTCGCAAAACCACATCTCTGTGTCTGTTCCGCGACAGGCTGGAGTATCTGTCCATTGAGGGTATCTCACTTTTTATATTTCCAATCAACCCACGTATCAAAGGCTCTACCAATAATAATACCAACCATTAAACCAATTAAAAAAGTTTCCATTCTATCCTCCTGTTGAGTAGAAACCTGTGCCATTGAACTTGATGGCTGGTGCTGACCATACACGCTGCATAGTTTCACCACAAGTTGGGCAGGCTGGTGGGATGTTCTCGTTAATCTCCATTACTTCTGTGCAGCATTCACATTTAAAATCAAATAGTGGCATTAGATAGTGTCCTCGTTTTTTGGGTAAGGTAATGTGACCATTGACCCACAGTTAACGCACTCTCCATCAAGGAAATAAAAGCATAGTTCACCCTCGTCAAATGCAACAAGCGCATGAAATACATCCCCTCCACATATGCAAACATCTCCAATAGATTCTCCTCGCAAGTCCATAGCGTGCGAGTAATCCGTTGGGTGTAGTAACTCTCTGATTTCTTTGACATTATCATTCTCCTGATTCGTCATCATCTGCCTCTACTAAAGTATCTTCCTCTGCATACGGCCTATGCCCACCAAGATTTCTGATTAGACTACTGATTGCCCGCTGTACTTTCATGCGGGCACCATCTGGAGTAGTAGATAGTTCACTTGCTAAGTCACTCCACTCAACATTTTCTGCTGAGTATTTAATACGAAGCACGTTTTGTTTTGCATCTGATAATCTGTAGTAGGCAGTGGCTATGTCTGAGCGAAGTACTAACCAGTTATTGGTGTCATTGCTTTCACCTTTAGAGAATTTGTAGTTTAAGTCTTTGATTGCTACTGGAATCTCATATGATTCTGCAATGATAGATGGTAGGAAGGCTTCGATAACTGATGAGTTGTAGTAGTACAGGTCAAGGATTTCATAGCCAATTTTTCTAGCCTTCTCCCGCTCACAGTACTTAATGGCTGCATTGCGTAGAGACCTGGCTATTAACTTGTCTCTGTCTTTCTGCTCTAACTCTGACCACTCTTTGTATTTTTGTGGATGAGAAACAAACCACAGCCATAGCACCTGTTGTATGTCTGATTGCTCAGTCATTTGGTACTTGCGGTGGTACTCAGCAGCAAGGGCTGTAACCATTGCCTCGTACTCATCTACATACATTAACTAGTTAACGCCTTCCCACTGTCCTCTTTGTACCAATAGTCCGATTATTGCATAGTTTGCTAGGTCAATAAAGGAATCTTGTATAGATTCATAGTTGGGCGTGTCGTTGTTTTTATAGTAAAGATTCTCTAGCCGTGCCATCTTGTCATGCATGCGGACAAGCAGCCCATTCATCGCTCCGCCTGGAGCGTTGGAGATATTTAACGGTCCATAGTCTGCATGTTTACGTACCATAATTACACGCAGTTCTTTTAGAATATCTTCAAAGTCATTCGGGTCTTTCATTGAGTATCTCCTTTGCCTCTATATCGAACTTATGCATTGCTTCTGCCACTAATAGTTCCTCAACTGTCTCGTTACCATTGCCTGTAACTGCGGCTACTATCATAGTAGCAATCATAGTCAGCATTTTCTTTGCCATTTTTGGGTCTTTGTCAAGCATTTCTGCTACATCACCTAGTGCATTGAGTAAATCTAGCCCTCGTTTATCTGATACTGGCAGCCCAATAAGCCGTGGATGTTCTTTAATGTACTTCCATACATCATCTTCTTTAGGTATTGAGGCATCTGGCGATTCGCTCATTGATAAAATCTACTCCCTCTTTATGCACGATACTATTTACATCGTGGCCTTCTGGCATCTGGATGATATTAACATTACCCAACTCTTTGCTTATCTTCTTGCCGAACTCTAGACCTGGTGCATCGCCATCTGCTAACACGATTACTGTATCAAAATCATCTAGGATTCTTGTATAGAATGGCTTCCAATTGTTTGCACCTGGAATACCTACTGATGGGTGATTACTTTTAACGCTGAGTGTAATGCAGTCTATCTCACCTTCGGTGACACAGATGTAATCTGATGCTGTTAGTACTACCTGTGCATTGAACATGCTGGTCTTAGCACCTGGCATACCCATATACTTTGGGTCTGCTCCGTTCATTGCTCTGAATCTAATATCTACCACGCCTGATGGCGTGATGTATGGAATGGCTAACCTATCCATATACTGTTCATGACCTGGAAGAGCGTCCCTTACTACTCCCAAATGAAATCGCTGCGCCTCTGCGACCGAGAGATTGCGTGTTGCCAGATATTCTGTTGCTAAATGTATCTGGTTTGCGTACTGCTGCGCCGCCTGCAAGAGAAATTGTCTGTGCGAATTTGATAGCCTCACGATATGTACCTCCTTCCTTTTGGATAATTAAGTCGTATACATCTCCACCTACACCACAGCCATGGCATTTAAATCTACCCTCATCAAAGTTTAGACCTGCTGATGCATGACTGTCATCGTGGAATGGGCATTTTATTTTGCGCCAACCGCTGCCCTCTGGAGGCACGGTGGCGCCAATGTAATGCAGATAATCTACAATGCTATGTTTCGCTGCGTCCATGCATAGCCTGCTTAATTAAATCCAGCCATACTTTGGCTGGCATAGTGCAATACCATTCGTTAACATCTTTAGTTCCTTTTTTCTTATGGAGGACAACACCTGTCCAACCTTGGTCGTTAATCATTTCTACTTCTAGTTCTTTAATCCAAGTGCTAAGGTCTAATTTAACATGGTTCTTAACTTCTATGGTTACTCCATTGACTCCTGCTATATCACCTCTGTCTAGGTGACTGCCTGCTAGTCTGCGTTCTGCGTATGGAAAACCATTATCTTTTAACCAATTAACTGCTGGGATTTCTCCGCCTTGTGTACCTTTGCGCTTGGCTGCACTACTCATTGGTCCATTATTCCCTCTTGTTGGTATCTAACTGGAACATCTTCTAAGTACATAGAGTCTGGATTGAATGAGAGACTAACATAGTTACTACCTGTTTGGTCTGCTCTGCCATATCTATTCTTAACTGGGGCTACACACAAGTATGTGTCATCGCCCTGTTTCATCTGACCAATAGTTAGAACCATTGCTGGAATCTGATTGACCATACCCTGAACCGCACTGCGTGGCTGACATGGATAACCATCAAAGCCTTCCTTTGTGTGGTGCAGAACTAGTACTGCTGCGTTGGTATCTCTGGCTAAGTACTTGAGTTCTTTCATGACTGCACGCATTGCGCCGAACTCATCGTACCCATCCATCGCTACATCCATAAGGTTGTCTACAACAATAAGTGTTGGACTCTTACCCCATACCGTTTCAAAGGCTGAGACTTCATCATCTAAGTCTTTAAGTGTAGGGCTAGATTCAAACGACCAGAACAAATGATTGTTCAGTTGTAGTATCTCATGTGATTTAGCAGGATTGTTTTTAATTAATAGTTCTGCTGTTGCCTGTGTCATCTTGCCACTCATGGCAAT